CTTTAACAAGATGCATCACAGGTCGTCCAAGGAGAAAATGTTTAGGACGGCAGTATTCTGCCAGACCAGGGCAACTGGTCTAGCAGGGTTGCGCCAAATTGAGGAGTCGATTCAATCCTTCCTTGAGACTGTTACAGTTCCAAGGGAGTTTGATCCCGACGATCTACTAGTATGGTGCATGGATCAAGTCACCAGCCAGCTGGCTGGAGAGTTGAACTATGGACCTAATCACGAATTCAAGACTTCAATGTCGACCGCTGCATGCCGCGAGTCGTCACGGAAGTCTGAGGGAAAATTTGGGTACTTGAAAACAATCCTCCGCGACGCGGAGATTGTAGTCCCTCCCTTGCGAGATGGGATTCCAGGTACAATTGGAAACTTCGTGTGGCGCGAGGCGATCGAGAAGATCAACTCGGGCGACCCGGATGTAATGAAAGTCAATGTCGCCGCCATCCGTGAAAACGGAAAGGCGAGGATAGTGACGTCTGGTAGTTTTTGGAAGGATGCGGCTTTACAACCGTTTAGCCACATCAGTCTGAACGTGATCAAGACCTTACCTCATCTAAGATCCGGACTCAAGGCGGGACGCCTTGGTTGGCGGTTCATAGAGAAGATAAGGCACTCATTTAGGGATAACGTGGACAACAACATGGGCTGGATCTTCGACGGAGATCCAGTCTACGCGTACTCCACTGACTGGGAAAGGGCGACCGACAGACCCACGCCGAAGATGGCGTGGGCACTGACGGGACAGCTCCTACACAAGATGGGTTTTGACCCAGAACTCCTCTCATCCGTGAGAGAGTACTGGTTAGGCCCGAAACAGTTGTATATCTCCGGAAAGTTCGTCGGGACCCTGGTTAACGGGGTCCCGATGGGCGATCCACTGACTAAAACAAACCTTTCCCTTGCACACCCAGTGTGCGACCTCTATGCGAGGATCGCCTCGTCCGCGAAAGCGTATGAGGAAGGGAATGGTGACGATGTAGTTGGATTAACAGACAGCAAAGAGTACGCCGTACACTTTGCCGCCTGCTCGTCCATGCTTGGTTACGAGGAGTCCCCGCTCGACAGTGCTCTGACTGAAGATTGGGGAACCTACTGCGAAGAATGGTTCCATATCCCCGTGTCACGTGCTAACACGTGCCGCACGGGTATGAAATCAAAACAACAGCTGTTAATACCATACCTTGATGTCCCAAAGGTAAGGGTGTTAATAGCAACAGAACGTGATAGGCCGAACTTCTCGTCGGATCCTAGGGGGAAGGTAACCCTCTTAGGACACGACCAGGAGTACGCCGACAAAATGAATGGGCCGAGCAGGACGATTTTTGCAATCGCCTCTGCCTTCCAGGACGTGAGCTTGTCAACAATCTCACGCCCGGAACCCTTATTCCTTCCAAGACAGTTAGCCGGAGTGGGGAAACCTCCTCCAGACTGGTCTGTCGAATCCTGGACGAACATCATGAAGAGGTGTGCTCCCTGGCACAGGGAGTACTACCTCACCATGATGAATGAACTAAACACCGGGACGCTCGGCATATCTGGTTACAGAGGTGCTTTAAAGGAGTCCAACCACTTCTCGAAGGAGATGTTGTTGGAGCTCTACGAGATCCCGGAGGATGATCCTATTAAGGGACACGTCCTGGTAAGAGCTGATCAACATCATCTCTTCCCAGGGAACGTCTTACAAAAACTGGTGACGCTCGGTTACTTACTCACAGAGAGTAAGTTGACCAAGTATTACCTTTTCCAGGAACGTATTGAGCAACTCAACCAGGACACGAAGCGTGACCTGTTTGAGGTGGTCAAGTCAAGAATGGTTGGAACAGACTTCTCCTCTGAAGAGGAGAAGGCTATTATCACAACGTTTAGATCACGGTTCCGGGAGTCTCCTCACTTGTTGGGTGCGAAGAGACCTGAGAACCTGTACAGTCTCGAGGCGGTAGGTGTACTCGAGGAGGGAAACCCACTTTACGTGGACCTTCCCGAGGCCATCAAACGCCGTTTTGGTAAACCCCTCCGGCCCCTCACTAGGTATGAGGAGGCCGGAGAGGAGCTATACGAGTGGTTTATGTCTGAGGGGTATGGTATCATCGTTGGCGATGATTACCACAATCCTCCGACCGAGATTTTGGAGGACGATCCGATCATCGTTCAGGAGGTCCTGAACGGTGGTGCGGACGTCTTCTTCATAGTTACTGATGACGACAAACTCGTCCGACTGGCTGCCAACAAATCGTTAGC